GTCAACGCAAAATAATGACATAGTCAAAGCTACGCAAGACAACGCGATTTGTGCTATGAGACCTCTTTTCTTCCACGGAGAAGAGATTTTCAACGAGTTTCGTAACAAAGCTTTGAGTAAAGTCCCCCAACTTGTCCTTCCCACTTATTATGAATTGTCCTTTATCTGGAATCAGTACCATCAGTTTCCAGGTTCACACACTGATTTCGCTTCTCGCGAAATTCAAGAAGACCCATTTACCCGAGCCAGCAAACTTTTACCTATTGCGGCAGATGGTGGGTCAAATTTCACCATGTATAGAAACATACAAACCATCGATACCCACACACAATCCGGCCTTAGCATGACAGCACTGGACAAAGAACAACTAGGTTCAGCTGCCATCCAATCGGCCCCAACGCAGAATGAAGATATTTCTGCCATCTCTGACGAGATCATTGATAACCAGGCGTCTGGTATTACCTCCAAAACATCAAAGGAGATTACCGGAACATCCATCCAAGATGCTCCAGGTACTAAAGCCAAACCAGTGAAAACTGGTGATCAAGTAGTACAGTCGAAGAATCATCGTGCAGAAGTTTATCTCAATGATATAAATTGGGATTTGGAGCGCTTGTTGTCCAAGTTTACGCTTGTACGCACCGTTCCCTGGACTACTGCCGACACAGAAGATACTATGCTAGTATCAATGGAGACACCACTTGATTTCTTAGTTACGCCCGCCCAAAAGAAACCGTTCGATTTGACGAAGTTTTGGAAAGGCACTGTCCTCGTCAAAGTTGTTGTCAAGGCTTCCCCCTTTTACGCTGGTAGCATTGCTATCGGCTTTTCCCCCATTCAAACTCCTCCTAACATCTATCGCATTATCAACATGGGAGGCTTGGTTCACAAGCTTTCACAAGAAGAAGGTATCGAGTTCACCATACCATTTAGGTGGCATCAAGGTTATATTGATGTTGCTCGAGACTCACTAGGAAAGTTTTGTATTTTTGTTGTGTCTCCGCTGCGCACTGGACCAGACAATGCTAACTCCATTGAATTGTCCATTTACGCTTCATTGATTGACAGCGAATTCAAACTTCCTGATACCATTCCTCCCGCGACGTATTCTTCGCACAAATTCCCAGCCATTTCCACTCTTCCACAGTCTTCAATCGTGACTTTGGACACCATCCCTGAGTCAAATGCGAATGTTGCCACCGTCACCTGCGACATCAATACGATTCCCAGTAAAATGCCCACGACTGTAATGTGCGCTGGCACTGGTGTTACCGGAAGTACTGAGATTCCCCACTTTCAGGATTCAGCTAGTTGCTTGGTCCAGCTTGGAAAACGTTTTGGACTTCTGTCCACTATCGACTACATACTACCGCCCAACGCCGTCGTGACTGCCG